TTCCCCTTCCTGCGGATGGTGGGGTTCACCAGCGGATCGACGGAGAGCATCGGCCGGCGGATCTCCGCGCTGGCGCAGGCCGGCATCCTCAAGAACGAGGAAGTCACCAAGCGCATGACGGCGATGATGGAGGCGGAAGTCCGCACCCTGCTGGATACGGTCAGCCGGAAGCACAACGTCAAGCTGACGAGCCTTGACCCGGACGAAGCGCCGAACCAGGCGGTGGCCCGTGACCTGAAGGACATCCGGAACGCCATCCTCGTCCGGTCGCTGGGGTTTGAGAAGAACCGCGAGGAGACGTTCGTGAAGGGCGTGAGCCCGGATCGATACCACATCCGCGTGTATCTGGGCAAGGCAAGCGACGGAAGCCCGAGGTTCAAGGCGGTCGAGGTCCCCGAGGACGTGTTCATGCGCGTGCGTGAGCACAACCGGACGGGACTGGAGTCGTACGATCTTGCGGACCCGGCGGACGCTGCGCTGCTCGGGAAGATCCCCGGACTGGATCCGGAGGTGATGACTGACTACGGGCCCGAGACGCCGAGCCTGCTGGAATCCGTGAAGAAGCGGGAGCAGCCGAGCATCGTCATCAAGGCTGGGCTGGACCCCACCAAGCTGGATCCCGAGGGCACGTTCGGCAGGGGTGATCTGGGTGCATCGAGCGTGTTCGAGGGCGGGCCGAGGGTGGACTTCGAGACGGTGGCCCGTGCGCAGTACGTGTCGGACATTGGGTCGCTGGAGGCGGTCGAACGGGAGTTCGGGCTTGACCGCTTCAACCAGGCGCAGAAGAAGTTCTACGAGTACGGGCGCGTGCTGCTGGCCGGGAACGAAGAGGCGTATGCGGCGGGCCGTGGATTCGTCGTGGACCGGGACAAGATTCTGCGTTCCGTGCGTGCGCGCATGAAGGAACTGCAGAACGTCGGGGCGATGGACTCGGCTGGGATGATGACGTCCACGGGCGAGGAGGCGGTACGGAACCTGCTGTCCGATGACGTGGCTTCGCGCCTGATGACCCTTGCTGGCAAGCGGAGGCCCGAAGGTCTGCGCGTCGGTGCGACGAAGGACGAGATCGAGAACCTGATCGTAGAGACGATGGCGAAGGGTTACGAGGATCCGTACTACATCCCCCGCAACACTATCGAGACGCGTGACCGTGACGACCGCGTGATCGCGTACAACCCCTACACCGGCAAGCGGGAAGGACCGGGCGGAGATGAGGGCATGGCGATCTCCGGGCGCACGTTCGGCCGGACCCGGACGACCGAGGTGCCGTGGAATCCCGATGACCTCGAGGACATCGCCAACCGCTTCGGCGGGACCGAGGCGATGTTCAACTTCATCGAGCAGCAGCGTCAGCGCGTGAGGGGCCAGCGGGAGAACCAGAACTTCTACCGGACCATGCGGGTCGCGCCGGACGTCGCTGCGGACAAGTACGTCACCAGCGTGGCGAGGGACTATACGTTCTTCGTGCACGATGCGGCGAAGAACCCCGCCGTCCGTATCGCGATGCAGGATCTCGGGCAGGCTTCCGCCATGGCGCGATTGCCTGGGCCGGTGGGGGCCAGCGGTGCAGGGGCCCCGTGGACCGTGCGTGACCTGGAGGCAGTTCCCGAGGGTGCAAAGCCTGCGGGTGGGTACAGCCTGTACGACCTGATGGAGACGGACCTTGACGATGCCGCGCTCCAGAACCCGAGGGACAAGAACTTCGTCAACCTGTGGCGCAAGCACATCATCCCCGCCATCTCGGGCATCCGTCCCGTGGACGAAGCGGCACACGTCGCAAGCGCGACGCTGATGCAGGAGGCTGCGCTCAGGCTGGCGAACAGCAAGTTCATGACGGCCATCGAGGCCCGTGGTGGATACGGCGGCAGGATCGTCCGGGACCTGCGGCGCTGGGCAACCGACTCGACCGGGCTCGAGTTCAGCCCATTCACGAACGTGACGCGTGGTCTGTACGCCAGCCACATGGGCCTGAACATCGGCACGGTCATCATGAACCTGATGCAGCCGTTGCAGAGCATCCACCAGCTCGGGTTCAAGAACACGGTGCGTGCGTACAGCCAGGCGTTCGAGATGATCGGGAGCTACGCGGCTGCCCGGTCGCGGCTGGGTCCGGGTGCGACACGCGACCAGATCCAGTCTGCGATGGAGTCATCGTTTCGCCGCAAGTTCGGGGACACGGACATCGACCTGACCCGGATCGCGGACATCGGCAGCACGTGGGAGATGATGGAGAAGAGCGGCTGGGGCGCGAAGGTCCAGGTCGGCAAGCCGAAGTTCTCGTTCCTTGAGTTCGTGATGAAGCCGTTCCAGCTCAGCGAGACGCTGAACCGGACAGTGACCGCGAACGCCGTGCTCAACGCGTACCAGCGTGCGGGCCGGATGGTGGGGGACGACGTGATCCGTGCGCAGGTGGACGCGATGGAGGCGGTGCAGCAGTTCCAGTTCGGAACAAGCCCGATCAACCGTCCAAGCCTGTTCTACGCGCCTGTGCTCCGTGAGCCTGCGTTCCGCCAGTTCGCGCAGTACGGACTCCGGTCGTTCGCGAACCTGTTCACCGTCCCGGCCATGATGGGCGGAACCCGTTCCTTCGCCGGCCGGGAGGTGAGCAGCACAAAGCCGATCCTTGGCGTGCTTCCCTCTCCCGTGACGATGGTGGACATCACCCGGATGATGGCGGTCAGTGCCGTGACGTACGAGGTGGGCAAGAGCGTGTTCGGTGCGGACCTGAGCCGGGGACTTGCGATGGGCATGACGGACCTGGTGGGGGGACAGCAGGCGTTGGCCGGCGAGGATCCGCCCCTGTACATCCCGCCCATCGTGGACCTGGGGTGGCAGGGCCTGAAGTTCATGTCGAGCCAGGACATCGAGATCCTGAAGGACCTCGTGCCCCGTACGGTGCCTGCAGGCGTCGCGATGAGCAGGCTGCTCGGCAGTGCCGCTCCCGTGACTGCGTTGCAGGACATCGGCCTGCAGCGGACGTACGTGGACTGGCGTCAGGCGGAGAACGGAATGGCCCCGGTGTTTAAGTCGGACGGCCGGTTCATGGGCCAGTTCCCCACCAGCGACATCGTGCTGAAGGCGTTCGGCGCGGACCTTGGCAGGTTCAGCCAGCCCCAGGAGCTGAGCCAGTTCCTCCTGAAGAACCGTGATGCGATCCGCGAGGGTCGCAGGCGCTACATCGCTGCGGTGCTGGGCAACAACATGGGCGCTGCGGCCAAGGTGAAGTCGGAGTTCGAGCGTCGGTTCGGCCTGCCCCTGACAGTGACGCAGGAGCAGATGAAGTCGGCGATCAAGCTGCGCGAGGAGAGCGTGGTGGGTCGGACGGTGGAGACGATCGACCGCACCGTGCGAGACGTGTACCAGCAGGCGGTGGAGCAGACGTTGCCGGGTCAGCTCATGGGCGCGGAGGTGCCGCAGCCCACGGAGCAGGGCGACATGTACCGCTGGTCGGCTAGAGGGAAAACCAAAGCTGCAGGTGGCGACCGGGAAGGAACCTGACGCCGGCCGGGATGCGGCGCTTCTCGAACCGGGACTCGGCCTTGTCCTTGCCCATCTCGTGCATGAGGTAGGACTTCATGCCGAGCAGGCCTGACTCTCGGATGCGTGCGGACACGACCTTCTCGCGGGTGGGCAGCAGGTAGAGCCCGATGTTCGCGCACTGCCCGAACCACACGCATGGGGGCAGGTGGGGTTCGTAGTGGTGCAGTGTGTCCTGCGGGTGCTGTTGCGGGAGAGTGTGCGTGACGACGCCCCACCAGCCCGTCGGGGTTTGGTGGAGGCCGACGTGCGCAGGGAGGGGTTCCGTGGTTTCGGCGAAGGGGCTGGGGCCCGTGATGGAGAGTGGTTCGCCGGGGTGCTGGTAGAGGACTGCGGAGAGCCCGTGTTCAGAGTTGTGCACGCTGCGATTCTACGAACTCGCAGGCCTCCGAGACGATCTCCTCGCACTCGTGCAGGTACTCGAGAATGCCCTTCGAGCCCACCCCGCGAACGCACAGTTCGCGAATCGCGCGGGCTAGGGCGCGGCGAAGCTCGCGCCCGTTCTTCCCCGCGAGAAGCAGCGAGTCCACCTGGTCCGGGTCCAGGCGATGAGTGCGCTCGACCTGCACGGCCACGTCGAGGGCCTTCCACGAGTGGATCAGTTCCTCGCTTTCGTTGAGCGTGGGCGTCAGGTAGGTGATGGTGGCGAACACGAAGTCGTCGGCAGGCTGCACGCGCACGTTCGCGGGCGGCAGCGTTGTCTTGTTCATCGCGTTCGTGACGTGGGACGCAACTTCTCCGGCCCTGTCGAGTGGCAGCTGGTAGACGAACCGGGTCTGGTACATGGTGTCCTTCCCCCTCCGGGAAAAACCCCCCGGCGCGTTCCGTCGAAGGTCGCAGCCGGGGGGCTATCCGGGGGATCTGAAAGGGGGCGGGAGCTTTGCGGGCTACCCGCCCCCGGCTGGTGGGGTGACGAGTGAGTGTATCAGGACGCGAGGGGCTTCACAAGGAAGTCCTTGCGGTAGGTCCGGCCATTGACGTTGTCGTACTGGCACTTGACCACGACCGCCACGGCCTGGTCGCCGTTGATCCGGGCATCGGCGTCGGCAATGGCCGTTCCGATATCCTTGACGTCACGGCGGAGGATGGTCTGAAGGTGGCCCTTCAGGCGGCGCATCTCGATCTCGACACGCATGCGGCCCTTGTCGTCAAGGGTCGAGGTGTCCTGCGGGAGCCGGAACGAGGAACCGTCGAAGGAACGGGGCTCGTTGGGCTGGTCCGGATCGTTGATGAGCTGGTAGCGGAAAGTGATCTCGGTGCCGGGGACCTTCTGGCCGTCAGGCATCTTGAACTCGCTGGCACGCACGTTCAGGCTGGACACGAACACGTCGTGCTGGCCTTCGGCGGGCCACCAACCGCCAGCACCCATGCCGTTGTCGGGCTGGGCCTGCGCGAAGGTGTTGTTGAGCGAGTTGAACATGGCCTTGACGTTGTTCTCAATGGGCATCTGATGCTCCGTAAAGAGGGGTGAAAGAAACGAAACGAAACAAACGAAACAGAGTTTGGGGAAGCGAACGCGGTTCCCGCGTCAGCGGACCGCGTTCGCGCTCTCGTACGCGGCGCAGAAGGATTGCCACGCATTCTCACGCGGCAGCTCGAAGGTCGAGAGCGGAGTGAGCGTGCGGACCTTTGCGATGCCGTCGAGCTTGGGGTTGTCGAACGAGGCGTAGTGCCTGCGGATCTTCTGCTGGCTCGTGACCTTGCGACTCACGGGCTTGCCGTTGATCTCCACCGTCTGCTCGGTCACGACTTCGCGGGTGTCCCACTGGGCCGTGACGGGGATGACGATGTCGAACATGGGGAACATGCGGGCGTACAGGCCGTCCGAGATGAGGATCTTGTACTCCTCGACGTGCTGGTTCTCGCTGAGCGGGACGTGCTTGCGGGACAGGTGGGCGATGTAGTAGACGCCGTAGCCGTGCCGGCGCAGGCTCGTGCCGAACTCGATGAGCGTGTCGAAGAGGCGTTCCCAGCCCAGCCGGCCATCGACGTCCGTGAACCGCTCGCGGCCGTACAGCTTGGCGATGTGCGGACGCAGCAGCCGGATCGCCGCGCCGAGCGTGTCGATGACGACGGTTTCGGGACGGGGCTGGTTGTTGCGTGCGAGCTCGAGGAGGACCTTGTGCTTGGCCTCGAGCGCGGCCCAGTCGATCACGACCGGGTTGCCACGCTCATCGACGGATCGTCCGTCCGGGCCGGGGGTGGGGAACATGACGGCTTCGCTGGTCGAGCACACCGCAGGAGTCTCGTCCAGATTGAGGATGTACGCGCCCGGATGGGACTGGAGGAGGAAGGACTTGCCGCAGCCTGCCTCACCGACCACGAGTCCAAGCATGCGAGAAGGAACGCTACGACCAGTAGAAACGGCATTGCCGAGCCCTGCGTACTTGGAGGCGATTGTGGAACCGTGAGTGACGGAGTGTGTCATGATGACTCCTTAGTTTGCGTAGTCTTTGGATTCCAGGAAGGCGGGACCACGCATGCCGCCTGGCAGGATGTTGGGAAGTCCGTCATCTCCGAACACCTGGGATGGTGGGGGCTTCGGCGGATCCCACGTGATCGGAACGTCCGGCTCCGGGGAGATGGACACTTCGATGGTGGGCGAGTTCTCGGGGCCCGTCTCCGACACGGCACGGAGCGGGATCTTGACCGGCTGTGACACTGGCTTCCAGCCGGGGATGGTGACTTCGATGCGCTTGCGGAACGTGATGCCCAGGTCCTCGCACCACCCGCTGAAGGTGGAGTACGAGATGCGCACCGAGTTCAGCTCGCAGAACCGCTTGTGCAGTTCGTGCCTGTTCTCGATGGGAGGATCGAGGCGGATTGCCGACGCGATGCGTGGCGCGATCACGCGCTGCAGGACTTCGGACCACATCTCCGGACCGAGGACCGACTTGCCCGACTCGCGGCTGGTGGGGGACTTCTCCTCAGGTTGCTGTTGCTCCAAGATCCGTCTCCGTGAAGGTGTCTCTGTCGCGTTGCAGGAAACCTTCGGTGAGGATCAGGTCGGGCCACTTGCCGGGTTCGATCATGTGGAACGGGAGGTAAGGCGACGGCGTGCCGTGCTGTACGACCGGATCCCCAATCTCGTAGTTGCCGGGTTCTGCGGCTTGCTCCCTGTATCTCCGCACGAAGGACAAGCGAGCATTGTACTCGGCCTGCACTTCGGCGGAAAGGAGCAGTTCGGCGGAAGTGGTGGAAATCGCGACGCACGGATCGGTGAGTCGTTCGGGTTCGTTGTGCAGGTACTCGCCGCGACCGATGTACCAGTCGAGGCAACGCTGCTCGTAGAGATACGGATCGGGCTCGCCGTGGAAGACCTTCTCGTTGCGCGGCTCGCCCTTGCGGGGACCGGACTTGAACGGGCTGGTGTCGAGGCTGAACGGACGGTCGCGCATCCCGAACTCGATGGACGGCTTGCGCACGGCGATGTGCAGGACGCCGCCGATGCGGTCTGGGTCGGACCACTGTGCGGCAGCGGCCGGGTCTGCGGCCGTGCGGCGGAGCATGGTGTTGAAGTAGTGCTGCGTCTGGAACTCGAGGGGGCAGGTCTGGAGGCGGGCGTTGGTGGACATGGCCGTTGTCTTGAAGTCCACGATCCAGAGCTTGCCGGCCTTGTCTCGGACGAGGCAGTCGGGCTGGATGAGGCAGTCCTTGAACGCGATCTCCGGCTCCTGCTCCACGACCGTCCAGTCCTCGCGGAATCGCTGGGCGATGGTGCGGCCGGACCCGTCTGGGACCTGGAGGGCGGCGTTGAACCACGCGATGCTGACGCGTGCGTCCTGTTCCTCTCGGGCGACGATCTCCCGGATCTTGTCCGAGGAGCTGCCGAGGGTCTTGGCCACGTCCCGCAGTTCCTCGCACCGGGCGACGACGGCCTGCTCCAGCGTCACGGCACGGTCGCTAGGATCGTCCAGGATGCACGCGAAGGCCAGGTGTACCCATGAACCCCGGCTGAGCGCCCGGCTGTACTGGAAGGCTTTTACGAGCCCCAGACGGCGTGACAGATAATACGTGCGTGGGCACGACCGGACGAGGCGGTAGTCGCTGGACCGGATGAGCGGGGTCCGGGCAAAGATCCCATGGCTTTCAAGCCAGGGTGAAACCGGGTCACACACGGACGTGGGATAACTGACTGAGACGGTTGGTGGGGGCATAGTCGGGACTCCTGGGGGTGAGCGCACGCGGGGCGCACCGCGCCTCCCCGCGTGCGCGACTCTAGTGGGAGGGGGTGAAGTATCTGCTTCTCTTGGAGCGGAAAGGCTACAGATCCTCACAACTGCGGCAGGTCCGTGCCAAGTAAGAAAAACAGGTCGAGTTTCTTACAAGCGGAAGTTTAAGTTCCGGGCCGGCGGTAGCCCAGACGCCAGAGCGCGGCGGAGATTGCGTTGGCTGTCTCATTCACCGCCTCTTCGTCCAGGTCCCACAGTGCCGCGTGCAGGATCTCATGGATGATTGAGTCCATGGTCCGCTCCTCGGGGTAGCCGCGTGCAATGCGGATCACGCGCTCCTGCTTGTGGCACAGTCCCTCAGCGTCCCCCAGATGAGGCACGAACCTGAGTCGCCATCGCTGGCCACGGATGCGGAGGATTCGATCGCCCTTCGCCATGGCTGGTGGGGTTCAGTGCGCGAGGTGGAACTCAGGCGTGAGCTGGTAGTAGGTCTTGCGGTCGCCGCTGATCGTCTTGCCGGTCTGCTTCGCGAGATAGAGCCGCATCCACACCGCGCCCTGCACTTCGGGTCCACGGCCCTGCTCGATGTGCCAGCCGCTGTGGCCGTCGCCGAACTCGTCCTTGTACGTCCCGGTACGGACGTGGTACTGGATGTCGCTGACCACCCGGCAGCCGGCCTTGTCGCAGACCAGGCGCTCGCGGGACAGCGGCATGAACCACTGCTTGTGGACGTGGCCCTGCACGATCACGTCCGCGTCCGGCATGACTGCTGCGTTGCGCCGGACCTTGAGCGTGTCGAAAGACATGAGCGCAGCCCCACCAGCCCCGTGGAAGTACTTGAGAGACAGGGTGAACCGCTCGGTGTCGAGGTTGATGTTGAAGCGGATCCAGCCTCCGTAGCCTCCGGGATACACCTTGTGCCCGGTCTGCTGGCTCATGCGCTCGCACAGCCGCTCGGTCAGGTCCGTCTCGCAGTTCTTCAGGATCGCGGACTCGTGATTGCCCCGGCCGATCACGACGAAGTTCCTGGCGTAGGGCGCGTAGAAGTCGGAGGCGTGTCGGACTAGGGAATCGAGGTAGTCCGCAGCCAGTGCATGCTCTTCGCGAATGCCCGCCTTGTTGCGGCGAGGATCGAACTTGCCTTCCATGGCGCAGAACAGATCGCCGACATCGATGATGCCAGCGCGACGCTCAACCGCTTCATCCAGGTGCTTGAGCTCGAGGTCATGGTCTGCGTGCGGGTTGTCGTGGTGGCGGTCCCCGGACAGCAGGAACCACCACTCATCCGTTTTCGAGGTGCAATCGAGATCGACAAGGTGGATGTTCCTTGTCGCTGCCCTCACCTGAAACGGGGCCTTAGGATTCGATCCCAAGGTAGTGTTCGACATCAGATCTTGCTGCCGTGCTTCTTGCACAGGTACCAGCCGGCCACGAAGCCGACCACACCAAGCAGGGCTCCAAACCACAAGTTACCGAGGAAGTCAGAGAAGCTTGCGAGGATCATTTCATTTCCTTTTTGTGAATGCGTCGCCACGCAGCATCGAACTCCGGGTCAGAAGCCCGCCGCGCAGCGACATACTCGCGGGCATCTTCGGGTGATTTCTCGTCAAGCATCCGGCTGGCAAGGTCCGCATCCGAAACCTTCTTGCGCGGGATCCAGCCCACGGCAACCCGGATGGCCTGGCCCAGTCCGGTCTGCCACAGGACAATAACGACCGCGATGGCAACCACGGCGACAGCCACCCAAACGAGCGTCTCCATCCACGCAGGGGTACGGTCCTCGAGGCCAGGTAGCTGATCATGGATGTCAGCAGCAAGTTCGTAGATTCGATCGGCACGGGTGACTACCTCCTTGTCTTGGATGGTTTCCCCATGTACCGACAGGGCGCGAGCCTCTGCCCGGATCTCGTTCGCGTTGTCCGATACCCGCTCCGTCGCGCTGCACCCCACCAGCAGGAGGCTAGCGACGAGGAGTCTCATCAAGCTTCGTCTCGATCTTGTCCAGGCGGGTGTTCGTGTACTGCTGCTGGACGATGAGCTGGGTAAGCAGGCGGTCGTGGTGGATGTAGACCCCGATCAGGCTTCCGAATAGCGTGAGTGCCACGCCGGCGATCTTCGCCCAGTCTCCGGGCGACAGCTTCACCACGTTGGAGCCTGGTTCCATCGTCACGGCACGAACCTCGGAGTCTCGTCTGCGTGATAGGTCCAACCCATCTCACACTCCTCGCCTGGGTTCAGCAGGACAGAGAAGCAATCGTCGTCGCAATGCCACGCCTGATCCGGCGCGACCGCGACGATGGTGCGGACGATGTTGTCTGCCTCTTGGATGAGTGCGTACCGTTCCATGTCAGGGGGTCCAAAGGAGCATGCAGTAGCCAGTTCCGCCCGTGCCGCCTGCGCCTGATGAGTAGGTGCCCGGGATTGCG